ACGAAATTAACCTTTTTTTTTTTGATCTAATTAAAATAGATCACATTTTAAGCTATTGGTATGATACTTATTATTGTATCAAGGTTACACTTGATTAACAAATGAAAAATAACAAATAATACATAAGGAGTTAAACAATGGACTTAAATGCAATTAAAAAACGCTTAAATCAGTTACAAACCACAAACACTCGAACTTCCAGTCTTTGGAAACCACAACCAGGAAAAACACAAATTAGAATCGTACCTTACGCTTTTAATAAAGATAATCCTTTTATCGAGTTATTCTTTCACTACAATTTGAACAACCGTTCTTATCTTTCACCAATTTCTTTTGGTAGACCAGACCCTATTGAAGAGTTTGCTCAAAAACTAAGAGGAAGTGGTAGTAAAGAAGACTATCAACTTTCTCGAAAGTTGGAAGCTAAAATGAGAACTTTTGCTCCAGTAATAGTTAGAGGTGAGGAAAAACAAGGTGTGAAGTTTTGGGGTTTTGGTAAAACGGTTTATCAAGAGTTGCTTTCCATTATTGCTGACCCAGATTATGGTGATATCACAGACCCAGTAAATGGTCGTGATGTCGTGGTAGAATTTCTATCAGCTGAAGAAACAGGTGCAAGTTTCCCTAAAACAAATATTAGGGTTAAACCAAATCAAACACCTATTTCTGATGATCCAGCAGTCTTAGAGGTCGTAAAGAAACAACAGGACATTACAGAAATCTATCAAGAATTGTCATATGATGATATGACAGAGATTTTGAATGAATGGTTGAATCCAAAAGAAGATGCAAAAGAAGAGGAATCTACTACTAAAGTAGATACTGTTGTTTCATCCGAATTGGAAAAGTCTAAAGTATCTAATACATCAGATGCTTTCGATGATCTATTTAATTCATAAATAAGAACCCCGTACTTGGGTGGCAGTTCACAGATTGAGAACAAGAGTTGGCTGTTATTGTACGCCTAACCACCCAATTACATTATTGATAGGAGAAAAAAATGTCATCAGTAAATGATGTGTTGGCTAAAACATTAGCCGACTCACTAAATAAAAAGTTCAAAGATACTAAAGTAGCATACTTTCTTGATGGTACGGATACAACACCTACCGATATCAAAGATTTTATTTCTACTGGTAGTTCCATGTTAGATTTGGCTATATCAAATAGACCAGATGGTGGAATTGCAGTTGGTAGAATTACAGAAATCAATGGATTAGAATCAAGTGGTAAATCTCTACTTGGTGCCCACATATTAGCAGAAACTCAAAAGAAAGATGGAATCGCTGTCTATATAGATACAGAGACTTCAGTTTCACAAGAGTTTTTGGAAGTAATAGGTGTTGAAATGGATAAGATGTTATATCTACATTTAGAAACAGTAGAAGATATCTTTGAAGCGATTGAAGAAATCGTAACAAAAGTTCGTGAATCAGATAAAGATAGATTGGTAACAATTATGGTTGATTCACTTGCTGGAGCTACTACAAAAGTAGAGTTAGAAGCGGACTTTAATAAAGATGGTTGGGCAACAGCCAAAGCAATTATCATCTCGAAGGCTATGAGAAAGATTACTCAGATGATTGGTAGAGAGAAAATTGCTTTAATATTTACCAACCAATTAAGACAAAAACTTGGAGTAATGTTTGGAGACCCTTGGACTACAAGTGGTGGAAAAGCATTACCATTTCACGCTTCAACTCGTATTCGTTTAAAGAATATGGGGCAAATCAAAGATACAGATAAAAATGTATTGGGAATGAAGTGTAGAGCTCAGATTGTCAAGAATAGATTAGGGCCACCATTAAGACATGCCGATTATGATATGTACTTCGATAGAGGAATAGATAATTATGGTGCATGGTTAACTGTACTTAAAGAACATAAGTTAGTTAAATCAGGTGGTGCATGGTACACTCTCACAGATGGAAAAGGTAAAGAACATAAATTCTTATCTAAAGATTGGGAAGAGTTAATTACGAGTAACGATGAAATAAAAGAATATGTGTATCAAATCATTTGTGATAAGGTTATATTAAAATATCAAGAAAAACTTGGTATTGATGATGTAGAGTTCACAGATGAGGTCATCGGTGATTAATCAAAAACACTTATCTATACTCGAAGAGATAAAAAAATCTGGCGGAAAGGTTGATAGTGGTGAACCAAATGACTCGGTTTTATTGATTGATGGATTAAACACTTTTATTAGAGTTTTTTCCGCTATACCAACTACTAATGAGGACGGGATCCACATTGGTGGAATAGTTGGTTTTTTAAGGTCAATTGGTTATACTATTAATATGGTAAGACCCACACGAACCATCATAGTTTTTGATGGTAAAGGTGGGTCTAACCGCCGTAGAAAAATCTTTCCAGAATATAAAATGGGCAGGAAGATGTCAGTTCGTTTGAATAGAACTACTGGTGTTTCGCTTACTCGTGAAGATGAACACAAGATGATGATTGCTCAATTAAATAGAGTGATTGAATATCTTGAGTGTTTACCTTTAACCATTACCAATATCGAAAATATAGAAGCAGATGATGTGATTGGATATTGTGCTAAACATTTATTCAAAGATTCAAAATCTACTATAATGTCAACCGATAAAGATTTTCTACAATTAGTTGATGAAAATATCAAAGTCTATTCACCTACAAAAAAATTAATGTATGATGAAGAGAGAATCTTAAATGAATATGGAGTCAATTCTAAAAACTTTTTATTGTATAGAATATTGGATGGTGATAAATCAGATGGTATACCAGGAATAAAAGGGGCAGGATTAAAAACATTATTGAAAGTGTTTCCATTTCTTGAATCACCACATGAGATTACAATAGAAGATATATTGAAAAGTTCTCAAGTAAATAAAGACAAATATAAAGTATGTGAAATAATTAGTGATTCAGAAGAACAATTACATTTGAATAAAAAACTTATGGATTTAACAGATGGTATTATGTCTGGCAGTTCAAAGTTAAGAGTTAAGAATCAATTAGAACAACCAATCCAAAGAATTATTAAACATAAATTTCAAAAAATGTTTTTGGAAGATAAGTTATACACAGCTCTACCTAATTTAAATAGTTGGTTGGCAACAACATTTAATAGATTAAATTTCATGGCGGAGAAAACTCATGGATAAAGATTATACAGAAAAACAATTAGAACACATATATGGTAAATGGTTATATGAATATGGTGGTTCACAAGATATAAAAACTTTTAGAGAGTATGTAAATGAATACAAAGGTGATCCCGATAAGTATGGGAATTGCCCCTGTTACACTTGTCAATCAGGGGAGTATTAAAAAATGGGTAGAAAAATTAAATATAAAACAAAAAAGGAAAAAAAAGAAGCTCAAAAGAGATGGCAAATGGAGCATTATAGAAGAAATTCAGATACGATAAAATCAAAGGCTCGAGAAAGATATCGTGAAAAGAAAAGAAAAGAATTTTATGATAAAAAGGTACATGATATGTATGAGAACTTGGAATGAGTTCAGTAGACTATAGTGTATTGAGTAAATTTCTTGATGAAGATAAGTTATCTTTAGATTATCATAAGGTATGTAGTAGTTTAGATAAAATAGAAATAGAAGATGCAGTTGAGATTATCTTCAAGTATTATAGAAAGAATGGATTCCCACATTATACAATTCGTGAAGAAGAGAAACACGAACAAATAAGAAAGTTACAGAATTTTAAACACGAACAAATACTTGATGGTGATGAGATAACTCAGACAATGAATGGATTGAGGTTGGCTTGGAGTTATTTTCCACAATTTTGGGAAGTTCCTTGTGGTAATGCAAAAACCACACCAATGGAAAATTTCCACAATGATGACAAGTTGAAAGAGGTTATCAAGAAGACAATTAAATGGCATTACAATCATAGTGATAAACCACATTGGACAGAGAATAGATTCAGACAGAACATAAAGATATATGGTGGAACACAAACCGTATCTAACTTTCGTCCTACTGCTGCAAAATACATTTATGAAACTTACGGTGGAGATGGAGTTGTTTGGGATATGAGTTGTGGTTGGGGTGGAAGACTATTAGGTGCACTTTCATCTAAAAGAATTAAAAAGTATATTGGTACAGAACCTTCAACAAAAACATTTGAGGGATTGAATAAGATTAAAGAAGAGTTTAGTTATCTTGGTAAAGAAGTAGAATTACATTGTCTTGGTAGTGAAGTATTTAAACCAAAAGAAAAAGTAGATTTATGTTTTACTTCACCACCATATTTTAATACTGAAAAGTATGCAGATGAACCAACTCAAAGTTATATTAAATTTCCAACAGAACAAGAATGGATAGATGGATTTTTATTTCAAACTTTACAAAATACTTTTGATTCTACGAAAGATAATGGATATTTATTATTGAATATAGCGAACACTTCGAGTGGGAAAAATATTGAAAATGGTACTTTAGAAATAGCAAAAAAAATAGGTTATAGTCATATCAACACACTTAAATTAAATTTATCAACAATGGCCAGAGAAGGTGAGGGTTCAGGTTCAAAGTATGAACCTATCTTTGTATTCAAAAAGGAAAAACATATTGAGAGTAATGTTCCAAATCCATACGGAGATGATGGATGGGCAACACCATGAGTGAATCATTAATAAAATACGGAACTTCCTTTCAGAGTAAAATTATTTCAAGTTTATTAACTGATGTAAAGTTTGTAAAACAAATTATTGATATTCTTGAAGTAAGTTATTTTGATACAGATTCAAATAAATTTTTAGTTAAATCAATTAAGGATTATTTTGTTAAATATAAAACACAACCAACGATGGAATCAATAAAAATAATGGTTGATGATGTAGAAAATGATGTATTAAAGGTAGCAATTGTAGATTCATTGAGAGGTGCTTGGCAACATAGAGAAGACCCAGATTTAGAATTTGTTAAAGAGAAAACATTAGAGTTTTGTAAGAACCAAATAATGAAAAATGCAATCATGCAATCAGTTGAATTATTGGAAACTCAACAATATGACGATATAAAGGGAATTATAGATAAAGCAATGACTGCTGGTATGGAAAGAGATATCGGACACGAATACATTACTGGGTTTGAAGAAAGAATGACAAAACAAGCAAGAGATACTCAACCAACTGCATGGGATAGTGTTAATGATTTAATGGATGGTGGTTTAGGTGGTGGAGAACTTGGAGTGATAGTTGCTCCAGCAGGGATTGGTAAATCATGGACACTACAGGCAATCGGTACACATGCTATGAAAAAAGGATTAACGGTAATTCATTATACATTGGAGTTAAATGCGGCTTATGTTGGGTTACGATATGATTGTATTATAAGTGGACAACCTACAGGAAATCTTCAGTACTACAAGGATGATGTACAGAGAGCAATTGATAAGTTAAAGGGAAATCTTATTATCAAATATTATCCAACGAGAACAGCAAGTGTAAACACAATATTTGCACATTTACAACAATGTGAATTACAAGGAATAAAACCAGATTTGGTTATTGTGGATTACGCTGATATTATGAAATCAACATCTAACTTCACAGAAAAAAGACATCAGATTGGGCATGTATATGAAGAGTTAAGAGGTATGGCAGGTGAGTTTGATATACCGATATGGACAGCTTCACAAGCAAATCGTTCATCATTAGAAGAAGATGTAATTGATGCTAGTAAAGTATCAGAAGATTACTCTAAGGTTATGACTGCAGATTTTGTAATGAGTATGAGTAGAAAAGTGGAAGATAAGATAGCAAATACAGGTAGATTCCATGTGATTAAAAATAGATTTGGTCCAGATGGAATTACATTTCCAGCAACCATTAATACTAATACAGGTTACATACAAATCTATGAAACTAATACACAGGGTGGTAAAGAAGTACAAGGAAAGATGAATAATGCTGATGAATATATTAGAAAAACATTAGCACAGAAGAAGAAAGATTTTGACGGAGAAGGATTTGAATAAAAAGTACACACTTGGTGTTCACTTTTTAAAACTTCAAAGAAAAAGTTTTTTAAACTTCTAAAAAACTGTATATATAGTGTTTAAAATATTATATATATTATAGGTATATTAGGAAGTAGATAAACGAGTTGTTAACAGGTAGAAATAGGAGTTGTAGTGGAAAAGTTTAAGTTATCAGAAAATTTTATTAATAAGTATAAAAGAAAGAAACCGCCTTTTGGTTTTAATGGCTTAGGTGAGTTGGTTTATATGAGAACCTATTCCCGTATAAAAGAGAATGGAAAAAATGAGAGATGGTGGGAAACCGTCCAAAGAGTTGTAGAGGGAACATATTCAATGCAATGGAATTGGATTAATTCTCATCAATTAGGTTGGAATCCGTGGCAAGCACAGAAATCTGCACAAGATATGTATGATAGAATATTCAATATGAAATTTTTACCACCTGGTCGTGGTTTATGGGCAATGGGAACAGCAATCACAGAAGAAAAGAAATTATATGCAGCTCTAAATAATTGTGCATTCGTATCTACTAAAACACTTAAAGAAGATTACTCAAAACCATTCTGTTTTCTAATGGATGCAAGTATGTTAGGTGTTGGTGTTGGATTTGACTGTAAGGGTGCTGGTGAAATACTTGTTAAAGGTATAGATAAAGATAGGGATTCAACAATATTTCAGATTCCAGACACAAGAGAAGGTTGGGTAGATTCGTTAAGGTTATTATTAGAAAGTTATTTTCATGGTTCACACCCAGTAGAGTTTGATTATACAAAGATTAGAGCATTAGGAGAACCAATCAAAGGATTTGGCGGTGTTTCAAGTGGTCCAGACCCATTAGAAGAAGTTCACGAAGATATAAGAAAAGTATTAGAAAAGAATAGTGGAGAACTAATTACCGTAACTACAATTGTGGATATAATGAACCTAATTGGTAAATGTGTCGTAGCAGGGAATGTAAGACGAACAGCAGAGATTGTGTTCGGTGATCCCCATGATGATGAATATTTAGATTTAAAAAATTATAAAGTTAATCCAGACAGAGAACAATATGGGTGGACTTCAAACAATAGTATATTTGCAGAACTTGGTATGGATTATACAGAAGTTTCAAAACGAATCGTAGATAATGGAGAACCTGGTTTAGCTTGGTTAGAAAATATGAGGAAATTTTCTCGTATGCAAAATGGTGGAGATAATAAAGACCATAGAGTTGCAGGTGGAAATCCTTGTTTAGAACAATCATTAGAAAGTTATGAGTTATGTTGTTTAGTAGAAACATTTCCAAACAATCACGACTCATTAGAGGACTATCAAAGAACACTTAAATATGCTTATCTGTATGCTAAAACGGTAACACTTGGTAGAACTCATTGGAGTGATACAAATAGAGTTATGTTGAGAAATAGAAGAATTGGATGTAGTGTTAGTGGAGTTGCACAATTCATTACTAATCATGGATTAGATAAATTAAAAACTTGGTTAGAAGATGGATATGATGTTATACAAGAATGGGATAAATTATATTCTGATTGGTTCGCCATACCAAAATCAATTAAAACCACAAGTGTTAAACCAAGTGGAACGGTTTCATTATTAGCAGGAGCAACTCCAGGATTACATTATCCCGAAAGTCGTTTCTATATTCGGAGAGTAAGATTATCAAATCAATCTGAATTAATAGAACCATTGAAAAAAGCAGGTTATAAGTTAGAGCCAGCATTTGGTTCGGAGAATACAACTATGGTTGTAGATGTTCCAGTAGATGTTGGAGAAGGTATAAGAACTGCGGCTGAACTTTCGATTTGGGAACAATTCAGTTTAGCCGCGTTCTTACAACGACATTGGGCAGATAACCAAGTTAGTTGTACGGCAACATTCAATCCTGAAACAGAAGCTGAAGAACTACCATATGTATTGAATTATTTTCAATATAGATTAAAAGGAATTTCATTATTACCAAGACATGATTATGGAGCTTACAAACAAATGCCATATGAAGCAATAGATGAGAAAACTTATAATAAACAATTAAAAAAATTAAAACCTCTTTCATTTGGTGTAATTAAAAATGAAGAGGCTGAAATAGATAAATTTTGCAATAATGATTCATGCGAGATTCAACCATTAAGTGGAGATAACGATGATCAAGATTATGCAAACTAAGATTTCACATACCCGAATAGGCAGTTGACGCACCTATGAAAAAATGCGTCTCAAACAAACAAACAGAGGAGATTATAAATGAAAAAAAATAATCTAATATCTGTATTTTTAACAATGATGATGCCAATGTTCTTATATGGGCAGGTAGTCGGAACAGTTACAGATACAGAAAAGAACCCATTGATTGGGGCTGATATTGTAGTACAAGGAACTGATTTAGGTACATCTGCTGATGCAGATGGAGCTTACTCTATTGATTTAGGGGCAGGAACTTATACAATTAAAGCTTCTTCAATTGGATATGCATCTCATACAGTAGAGGTTGAAGTGGTAGAGGGAACGGCTAGTACCGTAGACTTCTCACTTTTAATATCTGCACTTGAGATGTCTGCACTTGAAGTTTTAGCTTCAAGGGCTGATGATAAAACACCTGTTGCTTATACTACAGTTAGTAAAGAAGAAATTGAATTTCGTCTTGGTTCACAAGACTTACCAATGTCTTTAAATACTACACCAAGTGTATATGCTACGCAACAAGGTGGGGGTGCGGGTGATGCCCGTATCAATGTTCGCGGGTTTAATCAGAGGAATGTAGCAGTAATGATAAACGGAGTTCCACAAAACGATATGGAAAACGGTTGGGTCTATTGGTCTAACTGGGATGGAGTTGCAGATGCAGCTCAATCTATCCAGATGCAGCGTGGATTAAGTGCCGTTAACTTGGCTGCCCCCTCAATTGGTGGTACGATGAACATAATCACAAATCCTGCTTCCGCTTCAAAAGGTGGTAAGTTTAAACAGGAAGGTGGTGCAGGGGGTTTTCTGAAAACCACATTGAATTACAATTCAGGACTTATTGGTGATAAATTCGCCCTAAGTGGTACTGTAGTTCGTAAAACAGGTGATGGTGTCATTGACAAGACATGGACAGACGCTTGGGCATATTATTTTGGTTCAAGTTATCAAGTAAATGCTGACCATCGATTGGAATTATATGCAATCGGTGCTCCACAGCGACATGGACAAAATCTATACAAACAGAATATCGGTGCTTATGACGCTGATTTTGCTGCAAGTGTAGATGGATATGATACTGAAGCACTTGGTGAAGATGGTAAGTTCGCAGATGTAGGACATAAGTTTAATCAAAACTGGTCACCAGTTGACCCATCATATAAAGGTAAACAATACTGGTATATGTATGGTGTAGGTGGACTTTTTGATAGTGGACTACAAGATAGACACGCAAGTGATTATCTAAACGAAAGAGAAAACTACTTTCACAAACCATTAGTAAATCTAAATCATTTTTGGACAATAGATGATAAGACAAGTTTAAGTTCAGTCTTTTATTGGTCAGGTGGTTCTGGTGGTGGAACAGGAACTTATGGTAAGATTCCTACATTTGATGCTGATGGTAATCTTGGTGATGATGACTATAAATTTTATTATGGTCGTGGTCCCTGGACTCGTGATTGGAATAGTCTTATAGCATATAATTCTGGAGATGATTCAGTAGTATATGTTGATAAGAAAGCTCTTACACGAACACATGGTGTTGATAATAATCAATCAGTTGGTATTCTTCGTAATAGTATCAATCGTCAAAATACTTATGGTGTAATTTCTAAACTTAATTACGATATTAGTGATGAGTTTAAGTTACAAGTAGGTATTGATTGGAGAACCGCAGGTATAGAACACGCACGAGAAGTTCGTGATTTATTAGGTGGAGATTATTATTTGGATTTTGCTGATGATAACGCACCAGATGGTAAAAGAGTTGGGTTAGGTGATATAATCGCTTATCACAATGAAACTACCGTTGATTGGTTGGGTGGATTTGTACAAGGTAATTATAGTAAAGATAATCTAAATCTATATGGTATGGGTGGATTATCAAGTATTAAATATTCTTACCAAGACCACTTTTCAGTTGCTGATAAAGTAATAGAAGCTGATGCTATCTATGCTGCTCAGTTCAAAGGTGGAGCAATGTACGACATAGATGATAATGTTAGTCTTTTTGCTAACATTGGATATGTTGAAAAACCACCTATCATGGATAATGTGATTTACTTTGATGGTACGGTTGCTTCTGATCCAAATAATGAAAGTTTCATTAGTTCAGAAGCTGGTGTCAATTTCGAATCTGAAAGATTTGCTGTTAAGGCAAATGTTTACAATACAGATTGGAAAGACAGAAACCTTACTAAAGCAGTAACCACAGGACAAGGTGATTCAGGTGATACTGATGTCATTTTCTTAACAGGTATTCAACAAAAACATCAAGGACTTGAGATTGAAGCTTCTACACAACTACATAAATTGGTTCGTTTAGATGCAGCAGTAAGTCTTGGTACTTGGAAGTTTGATGGTGATGCTCATGGAAAGTATCAATCAAATGAATATGATGAAAACGGTAATGTAACTGGTTTAACCACTACAGATTATCAATACGCCCTTGACGGGTTGAATGTTGGTGATATGCCACAGACTTCATATGCACTTGGTGCAACCATTTTTCCTGTAAAGGGATTAGTAATTTCAGCACTATGGAATTCTTATGATAAGAACTATAGTGATTGGAGTCCTGATTCTCGTGAATACGATGGTTCAGATGAAGATGCAGACAGAGAACAAGTATGGGAAGCACCATCTTATTCAAAGGTGGACTTACATGCTTCATATCAACTACCAGTTAGTGGATATGACATATCTTTATTTGCTCATGTGTTTAACGCATTAGACGAAACATATGTACAAGATGCAGTAGATCATAGTCAATACAATAGCTATGGGAGTAAAACTCACTCAGCACATAATGCTGAAGTATTTCTTGGTACACCAAGATACTTTAACTTAGGGTTAAGTGTTAATTTCTAAAAAGTAGAGTTTGGGGGGCTTGGTGATAAGTAAGCTTAACTAAGTTATCTTGCTCCCCACTTTATTAAGTTCGGAGAACTTAAAATGCATAAATTAGAATATCTTTGGTTGGATGGTAGTAGTCCAACACAGATTAGAAGTAAGACAAAAATAGTAAAAGAAATCGGTAAAAATGAAGAAGCTCCAATATGGGGATTCGATGGTAGTTCTACAAATCAAGCAGAAGGACATAATTCTGATTGTGTGTTGAAACCAGTAAGAGTTTATAAAAATCCATTGGAAGCTTTCGACAATGGTTCAATAGTTTTATGTGAAGTGTGGAATGTAGATGATACACCACACCCAACAAATACAAGAAGAATGTTAGAAGAAACCATTATAGATATAGAAGATGATATTGATGAATGGGTAGGTTTTGAACAAGAATATACCTTATATGAAAACAATAAACCATATGGATGGCCAGAAGTAGGAGAACCACCACCACAAGGTGATTACTATTGTGGTAGAAACATTGGTGAAAACATTATGAAAGAACATACGGACTCTTGTATTTATGCAGGGGTGAATATATGTGGAACAAACGCAGAAGTGATGTTAGGGCAATGGGAATACCAAATCGGTGAAGGTGGTTCAATTCATATGAGTGATGATTTATGGGTTGCTCGTTGGTTAATGGAAAGAATTTGTGAACAGAATAATTTATCAGTTTCATTGGATCCAAAACCAATAGAAGGTGATTGGAATGGTGCAGGTTGTCATACCAATTTTTCTACCAAGTATACGAGAGGACATGGTGGAGATGAATTTATATTTAAAGCTTGTATGGATTTAGAAAAGGTTCATAAAGAACATATGGAAGTTTATGGAAAAGGAAACGAAAGACGATTAACAGGACTACACGAAACTCAAGCAATAGATACATTCAGTTGGGGAGTTTCAGATAGAGGAGCATCCATTCGTATTCCTTGGCAAGTAGATAAAGATAAATGTGGTTATTTAGAAGATAGAAGACCATCATCAAACTGTGATCCTTATATTGTTTCACAAAAATTAGTTGAAACTATTTGTAAATAAGGCTTGACTATTATAAAAAAAAGTGTTATATTAAGAGACATTAAATTGGAGAATTACATAGTTGTATCAATCAATATATTTTGAAATGAGAAAGCAGAAAATTCATCTGTGGGATGATAAAAGGGGTTATTTAGTAATCCCATATAAAAAATACGCTTATATAAAAAATTCAACAGGACAACACTTTACACTTGATGGTGATAAAGTTAAAAAGATTTTCCAATGGGAAGATAACACTCCTGGTTTACACGAAAGTGATGTACCACAAACTACAAGATTTTTAGTTGACCAATATATGGATTCAGATGAACCATCCATTGGAAATAGAAAAGTATTTTTTGATATTGAGGTAGAGGTTACAGAGGGATTTCCTGATCCAATGAAAGCTCCAAATAAAATAACTTCAATTTCATTATATGACGAGATAACTAAGACATATTTTGCGTATGTGTTGGATGAGAAAAAACAAATTCAGAATTATACAAAAGATAATCAGATAGTTGAGTTTTATATTACAGAGTATGAAATGTTAACTTCATTTTATAGAAAATATTCGGAAATACAACCAACAATATTAAGTGGGTGGAATAGTGATAGTTTTGATATTCCTTATTTATATAATCGTTCAGTAAGAGTATTGGGTAAAGATGTAGCAACTATGTTATCACCAATTGGACAAATTTTTTATAGTGAATACAAGAAAAAGTATACTATTGCTGGTGTTAATCAAATGGATTATTTACATTTATATAGAAAGTTCTCACCCATCCAACAATCAAGTTATCGTTTAGATTACATTGGTGAAAAAGAAGTTGGTATGAAAAAAATTGAATATGAAGGAACTCTTAATGATTTATATGATAAAGATTTACAGAAGTTTGTAAATTATAATATTCGAGATGTTCAAATACTCGTGGAATTAGATGAAAAATTGGATTTCATTGATATTGCTCGTGGTATAGCTCATATTGGTCATGTACCATATGAAGATGTGTTTATGAGTTCAAGATATTTAGAGGGAGCTATCTTAGTATATCTGAAAAAGATTGGTGTGGTGGCACCCAATAAACCACCAAGACCTAAAAAGATTGAAGATAAATTTGCAGGTGCTTATGTACAATCACCACAACGAGGTAGACACGAGTGGGTATTTGATTTAGATATTACATCAATGTATCCAAGTGTTATTCGTAGTTTAAACATTTCACCAGAAACCAAGATTGGTAAGGTTGAAGAGTGGGATGCAAATAATTATATAAAAAAATCTCATAAACAAACATATCAAGTTAAAAATAGGAATGGAAAAGAGGTTGGTAAATTATCTGAAATAGAATTAAAAGATTATTTAGAAAGTCAAAAAATAAGTATATCAAGTAATGGTATAATGTATCGTACAGATAGACAAGGATTGATTCCAGCACTATTAACAAAGTGGTTTAATGAACGAGTAGAGATGAGAAAACTTGTAAAGAAGTTTCATGAACAAGGTGATACTAAAAAACAAGAATACTTTGATAGACGACAATATCTACAGAAGATTCTATTAAACTCATTATATGGTGTATTGGGTTTACCAGTATTTAGATTTTATGATATTGATAATGCTGAAGCAACCACACTTACAGGTCAATCATTGATTAAGTTCAGTAAGAAGATTACTAACCACTTTTATAATAAAGAGTTAGGTACAGATAAGGATTATGTTATCTATATTGATACAGATTCTATTTTCGCATCCGCAGTACCATTGATTGAACATAGATTTCCAAATGAGAAACTATCTGAAACAATGATGACACAACGAATTATGGAAGTGTGTGGTGAAGTACAAGACTATTTGAATCAAAGTTATGATTTCTTTTCTAAGAAGTTTCTTAATGTTGATAAACACGAGTTTGATATCAAACAAGAAGTTATTGCTAAAACAGCATTGTTTATTGTTAAGAAAAGATATGGATTAAATATTATTAATGATGCTGGTAGAAAAGTGAATAAGATACAAGTAAAAGGATTAGATACAGTTCGTAGTAATTTTGCAGTAGCTATGAAAGACTTATTAAGTAAAGTTTTAGAAGATATATTGGCAAAAGTACCAAAAGAAAAAATTGATGAGAGAATATCAATATTCAAAAGAAATATGCACAATCTATCTTATGATGTAATGGCAAATCCTATCGGTGTAAAGGGTATTGGTAAGTATATTGAAAGAGATGAAGAGAGTTCATTTGCTAAATACAAGAAAGGTGCTCCTGTTCATGTTAAGGCGGCTATAAATTACAATTCATTATTAGATTATTGGTACGAGGGTAGAAAATATGAAAAGATATCCAACGGAACAAAGATACGATGGGTTTATTTAAAAGATAATGAGTTTGGATTTGATACCATAGCTTATAAGGGGTATGAAGACCCAAAAGAAATTTTAGATTTAATCAAAAATAAGATAGATAGTAGTAGAATGTTCGAGCAGGCTATGAGTAAAAAACTTGGTATGTTCTATGAAAGTATGGGTTGGGAAGCAGTAGTTGACAAACAACAATCTATTGAAAGATTTTTTTGATTTTGAACAATCTTATATATATGTATATATAGGAACAATAATACAAGGAACAAACGGTTATGAATAAAACACAACTAATTAGGTATATTAACAAATATGCACTTGGTGGAGAAATTAAATCTGTTAAGTGGATTAGTGATGGAAAAAAACTATCAACAAGGTTTATCTCAGGTGATAAATCAGTTGTTGGTTCGGTAGTAGTAGATAAATTCTCTGGAGTAGATGCATCAGAATTAGGAGTCTATAATACACCACAACTTTTAGCATTATTATCAGTTTTAAGTGATGATGTAGAGTTTAAATTAACATCTTCGGGTGATAAGTTTATTAGTATTGACATGAAAGACACTAAATATAATACTACTTCAAAGTATATGTTAAGTGATTTAAGTGTAATACCAACACCACCAGCGTTGAAAAACTTACCAAGTGAATTTGATTTAGATATTAAAGTAAATTCTTACTTTATAAATACATTCATTATGGGTAAGGGTGCTCTTACAGATAGTGAATCTTTTACAATAATAACAAAAGATGGAAAGGTTAGTGTTGTTATAGGTTATAGTAATGTTGCAAGTAATCGTATTACAATTCCAGTTGAAGTTGAAGAATATACAGAAATTGAACCAATCTCATTTAATGCTAATATGTTTTCAAATATATTGAGTGCAAATAAAGAGTGTACAGGTGCTTCTCTAAAGATTAGTAAAGCAGGTTTGAGTAAAATAAACTTTAATGTGGATGAATACAAATCAGAATATTATTTGGTAGCAACACAACAAGTTAGCTAATGTACCTATCTTACTTTGATAAGTTCTATGATATGGAGCCTTATCTTTCAATAGAAGAGAAAGAATGGGAATACATAAAGAACACCTTTGAAAAACAAGATGTACGAGAAAGTCTTGCAAAAGTTGCAATGACATATCCACCACCATACATGAACATTTCAGAAAATGGAGCATACAAAGAGTTACAGAAACTTAAAGGTATGAGACATAATGATTTATTGGTAGATGGTGAGTGGTTTGCACGAGAGGGTACAAAGTATCGTTATGATTTAACATTCGAAGGTAAACAACAATACTTTAAACGAATCAATACAGGTAACGCTTCAAGTAATTACTTTCAACAAGAAAATCGATGGAGTGTGGATGGAACAATAGCACCAGGACCAATTAGAACTTGGGGTAGTTATAAGTTTATGACTACATTAATGGGTGCCGCATATACTTTAAAACTTCCCAAAATAAATAAGGGTGCTCTTAGAGTTATGATAAGTTTGAGAAAGTACATTTGTTCACAGTTTAAACCAAATGTGGCAAAAGTACTATACGATAAGTTAGGTAGTGAAAACATATTAGATTTTAGTGCAGGTTGGGGTGATAGATTAGCAGGATTCTATGGTAGTGAAAGTGGTAAGTATTATCTTGGAATAGATCCAAGAAAAGAAAACCATCCTATCTACAGAGAACAAAAAGAGTTCTATGAAAAACATAGAAATATGTTTTTTGAAGTCGATAAGGATTGTGAATTTATTGAATCCCCCGCAGAGGATGTGGACTTTAAAGTGTATGAAAATATGTTTGATACCGTATTTACATCACCACCATATTTTTCAGTAGAAAGATATAGTTATGAAGATACTCAAAGTTGGGTACGATATAAAGAAATAGATGATTGGAATAAAAACTTTTTACAGAAAACTATTGAAAATTTATGGGTTTCTATTAAGAGTGGTGGATATTTATTAGTGAATATTGCTGATGTATTTGCTAGAACTGGAACACAAAGAAATATGGTAGAGATTTGTAATCCTATGAATGATTTTTTATCAACATTTAGTGATTCAGAGTATCAAGGTTGTATTGGAATGGAAATGGCTAAACGACCAAATAGTGGTGGAGCAGGAATGGCAAGAGCATCAGATGAAAGGTTTCATGGCTCTACGATTAAGAAGGCAGAAGAAACCAAAGATAAAAGATTTTGTGAACCAATTTGGATTTGGAAAAAGTTATAATGGAAGAAATTAAAAATAGTTTATGGGTAGAAAAGTATCGGCCTTCAAACCTTGACACTTACATTGGAAATGAACATCTAAAGAGTAAGGTTAAGGTTTATCTGGAGAGTGGCGACTTACCACATCTTTTACTGTACGGAAGAGCTGGTACAGGTAAGACCACTCTCGCAAAACTACTTGTTAATAATATAGATTGTGATTATCTATATATTAATGCATCAGATGAGAATAGTGTAGAGATAGTTAGAGATAAAGTAAAGAACTTTGCCTCAACACTTGGGTTTGCAGAGATGAAGATTATCATTTTAGATGAGTGTGATTACATCACACCAAATGCACAGGCAGCACTTCGTAACTTGATGGAAACATTTAGTAAACATTGTAGATTCATTCTAACCTGCAATTTCGTAGAGAGAGTTATAGACCCAATTCAATCGAGATGTCAATCTTTTCAAATTATACCACCAGATAGGAAACAAGTTGCACTTCATGTTTCAAATATTTTACAGAATGAAAAGGTGGATGCAACAGTAGATGACATTGTAACGATAGTTAATGGTGGTTATCCAGATATAAGAAGAGTTATAAATTCTATACAACGACAAGTTGTAAATGGTAAACTTGTTATTGATGAGGGAATGGCAATACAGAATGACTACAAGAACCAAGTATTAGATATTTTAAAAACACAAGATAAAAAGAATTCGTTTAAAAACATTAGACAAGTATTGGCAGATTCCAAAATAACAGACTTTAGTGATTTATTTAGATTACTATTTGACACAGTAGATGATTGGGGTAGAGGTCATGTTGCAGAATGTATTTTAACATTAAGTCAATATCAACAAAGTGATGCTATAGTAGTGGATAAAGAGATTAATATTATGGCTATGTTCGTTGAGGTAATTGGAAAAATAAAATGAGAAAAGGATTTTGTGTAGCTCCATTCAGGAATGCAGAATTCTTTCATGATGGAAAAGTATGGCAATGTGTTTCAGGTGGATGGAGTGAGGAAGAAAAAAGATGGGTTAATGCATGGATAACTTGTGGCCCTTCTGGAAATTCTTTAGAAGATGAATGGGATGATATTTGGAATGGTGAAGTTGCACAAAAATTAAGACAATCAATGCATGATGGTGATTTTAAGTATTGTGATTCAACTGAATGTGGATTTTTAAATCGATGGTATAATGAAGATGTAGATGAAACCATATATGATAATGGATATTTTCCAATTTATGATGAGAGTACTTTTCATAAATTATGGAATGCAAAAGAAATAAATCCTAATGGTGAAGAGAAGTGGAAGAAAATTATATCTGAAAAG